TGCATTCAGGATCGAGGCAGTCGTCACCACAGCCACAGCATGACCCAGCACGGTCGAGGACTCGCGTGGCGCATGGCCATTCGAGGATTTTGTTCTTGAGCCAGGTCGCGGTAGCACGCGGCTGATACGTCTTCCGATCCAGATAGCGACGACGGAAAGCCTCGCAATCTTCAGCCGGTTCGCCGCCGCAGAGCATACCGCCGCAGACCTCGACCGTACGGTCCACGCCAGCGATAGCGCTAGCCAACGTGCCGGTTGTAACTACGCCATCGCTGTTGCCTTCAACGCCGCCCTCCACAGCGCGGACGTTGATGATAATCTCACCAGCCTGGGGCATGGTCGTGGGAACCACGCCAATCGACCGATAGTTCCGCGTTCCAAGAATGACCTCGATAGTGGAAGGAAGAACCGAGCCGGCGGTACCGAGCAGTTTGACGTAACCCTCAGCGCGTTTGGATGTGCGAGGGTAGATGCCTTCTGCTGCCGCCAACTTGTACAGGTTGTCGCAGCAAGCGTAGCGCGGATCACGCTCTTTCCACTGCTGCTCGGTGATGGCATAGAATTCTTCTACCATCGCGGCGTTCAAAGCCACGACGTACCATTCGTTGGACTCCGGAATGATCGGAGAACCGTTGAGCACCGTCGTCGAGAACATGTCCCGCTGGCGGTTGAAGATATTCTGGAGGCTGGGACGTTCCAAGCTACAAGTCATTTCCACACCCAAGCGTTCTTGGACCGGGTTCCGCTGACGCCGATCTGAGACGTTTCACCCGCGTGACCAACCACCCTGGCGATGAGGTTCACGTTGTTGTTGCCAGCATACTCTGCCTCGACGTCTACGGACACAGCGACACCGTAGTGAACGAGCTTCTGGAGAGAGTCGCGGGCGTATTCCTTGATCAGGAGCATGGACTCACGAACGGAACCCGTCGGTTCGATATAGCGAAGCAACGTACCGACGCCTCGGTTAGCGTCGCCTGGTTCCATGAACGACTCAGACCAATGTCCGTTCTTGGCGCCTGGGCGATAGCCACATTCCGTTTCAGGGCGACGACCATCCGTCATCAGGATGTTGATCATCAAGCTCCGAACCCAGTCGTTGGTTGCGAAGGTCTTGGGTATCGAACGAGGATCAATACGGCAGTTGGGCTGCTGAAGCGGATCACACCGAGCGTAAGTTCCACATTCCTCAGTGACCAATTCCAGACCGGGCTGGCCGCAACTCACATAACAAGGCGAGCCGGAGACTGATACACCACAGGCTTCAGGCTGGGTGGTCCAGAAAATCCGGCGCCGAGAGTCGAGAGGAGACAGGCACGAGTCCATGTTATGCCTCGAATGGAGGAACGGGAGAAGTCCCGGGGTCTACGTCTGGTGTTATCACACGTCCATTTACGGTTGCAACCCCTGCAACCACTAGATCACCACGAATGTACGTCACGCCGTCCTTGACCTCAATGGTGCCTTTGGGACCGACAGCGAAATTGTCCTCGGTAACGTGAGTCCGCTTCTCGTTGAACTCCACAGCTTTCTCAGGATCGGTCGGGTTCTGGATGCCTCCAGTGTTCTCCTTCCACTGACGCTGCTTGTCACGAGGGATCGTGAGCAGGGCGTATTTCTGCGTGGTGTCCGATCCACTGACGAGAAGAAACACCTCGGTATTCGAGTCTTCCGGCAGGTTCATCGCCTGACCGATATTCAGGACGACAGCTTCCTCGTCCACCGTCCCGGTGCCGCGGACCGTGATGGTGGCGCCTGCGCCTTCGATATATTCGAGCTTGCCCCAGACGCCGCGTTCCACGCCGTCCTGGAGATCGAAATTCCGATCAGAGAATTCCATCTGAGTGGTCATAGGTCGATCCTAAACGTATCTGGCAGCCTCAGCGGCATCGCGTCTTCCACTGCTGTCTCAACGGAATACAGGATTTCGTCGCCGAGTGCTGCGAATTCTTGAACGGCCGACTCCGCAACCTCGATGAGGCTCGGACCCGACCACGGAGCGGGATAGTTCCCCGGAGCAAAGGAGACACCCGCTTGCAGTCTACGCTGGTTACCTGCTGCCTGCAGGTCACCGTACTCCGAGGCCACGCTGCTGAGGCCTGCTTCACCATCAGCGAACTGAGTGGTGGGCGGAGGCGAAAGCTCAAGAGTCGTCTTCAGCTCTCCCTTCGCCTGAACACTGTACGTGAGTCCAGTGCATTCGAACATGTCGAACACACCTTCCGGCGGGATTTCCACGTAATGCATCTTGCCGATGTCGTAGAAATCATTGCCATCTGGTGGTGAGACATGGAATACTTCAATCGTGATCTTCTTGCTAGCAGAAGACCGCTTGTTAGCCTCGAACTGAGCACGACGCTTCAGCGAGTCCTGATCACCATTGCCGTAGTGCTGGATGATCAGCGGACGTACGGAGTTGATGAGCTGGTCTCTCGCTGTCGCAATCGTGTTCAGTACTGCTTCCTCTCCCCATACATCCTTCTTGGTAATCTGACCCTTGACCTTGATCTCTGACTTGGCGGCATCCTCGCTCTGATCAGCGCTGAACCGCAGTATATTCTGACCGAGAATAAGCGGAGGACCTTCACCAATGCCTACTCCATCGGTGACACGCAACTTGCCCTCGCGAGTCTCGTAGATGAAGTATCCGTTTTCGGAACTGATGCGACGAAGCTCATTAACCACACGAGCGCCGTCACGGAACCGCATCTTGTCGAGCTTGATCTCAACGCCAAGCCACTCCACCTCGATCTGAAAACCGCTCAGCAGTTTATCTACGACCTGCCTCGTCGTCGGCTGCATCATATTGCCCGTCGGATGCTGCTGCGACGAGTCGATCAGCGTCTTGGTCATACCCCGAGCCGACAGCTTCACGGTATATTCATCGGGTCCGATGTTGACCGTGCGGGTTGTTTCACCAGCGCTGCTAGAATTCTTGGAACTGCCAGGTTCTCCTTCCTTGACTCCAGAGCCCGTGCGGCTATCCAAGATGCCACGAAATGCGAGGTTTCCGTAAATGTAGACAGCGATCCTACGGCCACGTGCTGCGTTGACCATGACCGGACGAGGCGGGACATACGTGAAGAAGAACGACATATCCAGCTTCCCAGTCAAGTCCTCCTTGGAACGGGTAAGCGTGAGGTCGGTCCACCCCTCGACAAGTTCTCCCTCGATGAAAACATTTACGGGTTTGAACGTCATGATGCTGCCACGATCTGCGGTCCCATGTTGTGGACCAATGCGTGAGGATTACGAGCCTCGAGTTCACGAGCCCGCTTCGCATCTCCGTAGATTTCGTAAGCTGCCACCAACGAATGCTGTGCCACGGAGAAGTTGTAGACAATCAAGCTCGGCAGGTTATAGGCGCGATTGAGAAGTGCCACCTCAGCCTGCGTTTTGAATTCTCTCAGAGCGAGGAACAGAAGGTTGTCACAATGCGCACGAGCGACATCGATTTCTCCTTCCAAGATGGCGACAACGTGATCGTACTGGCGTAGTGCGGCATCCAGCGTATCCGGCGTTTCTTCCAAAGCAGCGCGAGCCATGTAGCCTGCACCAAGAACGCGCATGACCGCGTAAATGGAGTCGATCGAGATATCCGCCGTACGGGTACCACCATTCGAAGCAGCAAACTGATTGACGATACGGCGCATCGCTTCGTACTTGGTTTCGCCAACCGAATACTTATCGATCGCAGCAAGGCCCAGCTTCATGCCATTGAACATGGAAGCCGGCGTCTTCAGTTTTTGGTCGTCGAGGCTGAAAGTATCCAGATCATCATAGATGCGGGAGACCTTCAGGTCTTCCGATCCGTTTGTCACATCGCCGAACGTATCGCGAATAATTTCAATAGCTCGACGTCCCGTTTCAATTACCGGAGGCTGCTCAAAAGCAGGAACGTCGGAAGGACGGAAATTCGTCGTGAAGGATGCCTGCAAAGCCGACGTGATCGACAGCAGAGACAGGCCGATGATCTGAGCAACGAAGTTGAACCCGTGAGTCCAGTCTTCTGCCTCAACCATTTCAAGGGTCACATAGGTGACACCCTGAGCCTCTAGTGGGTCATCCTTCACCTTCAAAGACCGGCAAGCTGCCCGAACCAGACCGCGAGTCGGATGGATCAGGATACCGGGGCCGGTCGTTTCGCAAACAGCGATGAGTGCAGCAGCATTCACCAGATGCGCGTTATGGACAATACGTCCTTCGAGAGTGTAGACACGAATGCGCCGTCCGAGGTCGGCATATGCCGTATCCTCGCCAAAAGGAAACTCACCTTCAGCACCACGCCGACCATGTTCCGAGGTGACTTCCATCGCCTGGAACGGGACTCCCTTGTAGGAAGCCGGAAGGTACAGCGGAGTATAGCAACCCTGTGCCATGTCTTACCTTACGGAGCTACGCCCATATTGCCAGTCGGGACTGAACGAGCGGGAGCAGGAGTATTCACGTTTACACTTACGCCTGCGGCCAATGCTGCTCTGATCTGACCAGCCACATTTGCGGCGCCTTCGTTCAAGGCGCTCAAGATAGTTCCGCCGGCGGCGGTGGCCTGACCAGCAGCCTGAGTTACTTGACCAGCGGCCTGGGTTGCTTGTCCTGCCGAAGTAGTGACAGCCGCAGCACCCTGATCAACGAGTCCAGCACCCTGGAAAATCTGCTGGGTCGAGTTGTCGATGGCCTCCACAGCAGGAGCAACTTCAAGGCCAAAGAACGACCGAACATCATCCATGAACGGCGAATTCATGAAGCCACCAGGACGAGCAGTTCCTGGAGTACGATCACGAACTGCCTGATATGGTTCAGGCTGACCTTCGATACGTTGCTTCTCAATGGCGTCCTTGATACCCGACAGGATGCCGCGAACGTCCTCCATAAACGGAGAATTCATAATCCCAGGAGCGCTTGTAGCTTCGACCTGGCCTTCCGCCGTTCCGCGACGCGCACCGTCCGCGATGGCCGCCTCAACTCCCGCTGGATCGCGACGCAGAAGCTCCATAGAATGACGTTCAGCATCACGCGGAGTAGCCAGTCTCCGACCTTCGTCAGCATTGGTTTTGCTCAATTCTTCTACAGAATAGCGCATTCCCTCGATAGAAGCTGCGGTGATACCTGCAACAGCACCGAGCTTCATAAGCTTTCCGAAGAAGCCGGTTTTCTTGGGACCGCCAGCTCCATCGAGTGCTGCGCCACCTGCCTGAGCGCGAGCTGCCGCCGTCAGAGCCGTAGCCGACCGGTTAAGCGCGAATGCCGAAGCGGTAAGTGCGATAGCAGACGGATTGAAAATGGCCGTGACCATGGCACCAATACCAAGTGATGCCGCCAGCGAAGCTCCGAGTCCGATCTCACCTTGATCATTCTTAAGCTGGTTCGTAAACCATTGAATACCGGAACCAATGCCTTCCAAGGTCGGAATAATGATGTCTTCCAGACCGTCAGCGATGAGACCCAGTGAATTCGTAATACGAGCTCCCGCGGCCTGCATCTGGAACCAAGTACTATCCTCAGCGAGGCGCTGTACATTCTCAGGAGACAGATCGAGGTTTTCAGCCGTCCGAGCCTGATTGATCAGTTCCTGCTGCTGCAAGATCGCTTTGGTCATCAGGTCGGCAGCAGTACGATGACTCAGAATCGTATCAGAGAATTCAGACACCGCAGCGTTGAATTCATCAGCTGACATTTTCGTTGCGTCGATACCAAGCTGATCGAATGCGCCTCCAGGTCCGGTAATATACTTCGCAATGAACTCAAACGGATCATTGCGTAGCAACTGAGGATTGATCGACGTGAACCGACCAGTCTCAGGGTTCTGAACAGCAAGACCCAGACGAGCCTGCTCCTGCATTTGAGCTTTGAAGGCACGACCTGAAAGGTTCTTGATTAGCTGGTTGATACCAACGCCAGCGGTGCCACCCATATCTGCAGTCAGCAAGAACGTCTTGAGCAGCGCGGCCGGGGTCAGGGCCTGACCAGAAGCACGGAGGTTCTTTGCCGTCTGCAGCATAGCTTTCTCGTCCAGGTCGCGTCCTGAAACGATCTGAGCACGCTGAGCAGTATCGAACGTTGCTCTCAGTGCCTGAACATCGAGATTGCCGAGCTGATCCGAAAATGCGGACAATACGTTGGCCATACGAGAAAGAGTAAAGCCTTCCTCAACAGCCTGTTCACGAGTAAGGTTACGAAGCATTGCCAGACGAACCTGCTCGAAGATAGCAGGCATGATCTGCTTAGCCTGAAGCGGATCACCAAGAAGCGCTGCATTTTCGAACGTCATCTGACGAATGTTCGCTTCGGTCAATTCCGGGAACAGTTTCGCCTGCTCGAGAACGAAATTCTCAAGGTCTTCGCGCTCCTTCATATTGAGAAGGCGAGCCTGTGTCTTACTCACGTCGACGCCATACATGCCTTCGACGAAGGACTCATATGCGCGGAAGGCCAAACCGTATCCAGCAGTGTAGGCAACGCCACGACCGACGTGACCGAGGCCTCTGGCTACAGCGTTAGGTCTGCTAGTAGTGCTACGACCAGAACCACCGCCACCAACAGCAGCAGTAGCTCCACCACCGCCCGTTCCTGATCCGCCTCCACTAGCACCTCCCGCCGGAAGACCGGCGTTGACTCTCTGGACAGCAGCTGGTACGCTCTGAACCCTATTCGTGAGGTTCAGAGGGATAGCTTTCTTGGAAAGCGTATTGTATTTCGTGAGAGCTGCATTCAGGGCTTCCAGCTTGGCGGTACCCTGGACCTTGACCGAGATGTTAATGTTTTGCGACCGCATGCCCTTCTGAGCTTCTTTCAGCTTGGTCATCGCGGTCGCAATGGTCGTCAAGGTCTTCGCCAGACCTGGATCGATCTTCGGTGGCTTGATAGCCGAGAACGCCGACTTGGCTTTCGCCGACTCAGCGTTAAGTTTACGGAGAGCCGACTCGATAGCCTTCAACTGGCCCGAGCTTTGGTCCGATACCTGAAGAACCGCGGTCTCAGTAAACGTTCCCACTAAGCTTTACCTCCAGCCAACAAGATACGGTTCTTGATTTCGCGAGCGTGGATTTTGTCGAATGCCTTAATCCGCAAAGCCAACGCTCGGATAGAAACCGGGCGAAAGTTTTCAGAGGTCCCCGAGTAGTATCGAATTTGCTCGACTTTCTCGTAGACCTTGTCGGCTACTCGAAAAAACTCGGGAGAACCCTGTTCATCAGGTTTGAGCCGTCGACGATCGTGATCTGATCGAGAGCCCAGGAGGGGAGAGTCAGGAGATCGAAATCACCCACGGGACGACCGAGCAGTTCGATCATCTTCAGGGTTTTCTCGACGTGGTTCTCCGCCGCCAGGATATCTTCGATGTCGCCAAAGGTCTTGGCTTGGAATTCGAGCTCCGTGATCTCCTTGTCGTCGGTGCCGGTCTTGATCGGCGTGCCAAGCCGATAGAGAAGCGGGGCAGAGATACCATCCCCGCTTTCGAGAATTTCGCCAACCGGAGAAGTGTCCTTCAGCAGCTGACTTGTGAACACCTTGCCATAGGCGAGGGGCATGTTGAGCAGATGCTCGGCCGTCATTGGGACGACCGTTCCGTCCTTCTTGTGAGCCTTGACCTGACGCAGGATGCGCTCACGCTGAAGGTACTTCGTAAGGTTCTCGTTCGGTCCGACTTCTTCGTTGGCCTTATTCACGCAGATTGCGAAGCCGGTGAACGACAGAGGTTCCACGGTGAAGTGATCGATCTGCGTTTCGCCGACGAAAACTGCACCCTTATCCGTTTCGATTCTCATAGCTGCCTCTTTGCCTCAGAGTGCCTCAGAATAGGGACATGCCGGCGAGCCTGAGGCAGCACGCTCGCCGGCACGGATCGCAGCAGAACCAAGGAGAAACCGCGCGATCTATCGAGGCCAGCCGACCTCGATTTCCATTGTACCCCAGTTATACCCTGAAGTACAATTCTTTGTTACGCCGCCTGAGCAAGAGCGCCGGGCGGCAGGAGTTCGTCGACGGTCCGGAACGAGAGTTCCAGATCGACCTGGTGCGTGTCGGAACGCTCCTCACCGATGACGCCGCCGGCCAGGCCGGTCATGACGATGCCGTTGAGGTATTCGACCTGCACGTCGATAGCAGCGCAGCCCTGATAGTAGGAAAGCGGGATGCGTTTGTCGCGGATGATCGACATTTCGGCCGAAGCGTTGCTGGCGACGCGCTTGGTATAGCCGCCCGGCAGAGCCTCGGGGTTCCACTCGCACGCCTTCCACATCGGGATTTCGTCCGTGGCGAGCTTGTGCGAGATCGGACCGACACGGGTCTCCGTGTCACAGTCGTAGAAGGACAGCATGATGTTCTTCACGCCGACCAAGTTTTCGCAAGGCATAGTTCCTGTCCTTTCAGAGTTTGCCGAGGACGACTAGAGCCGAAGCTCTAGCCGTTGGTAGGCGTGGGTTACCGGTCGCAGTTGTCCAGCAGATCGGGCTGGAGCGTGGTGATGATCCGGTCGACGCGCGACGGCTGGCGGTACCGGAACAGCAGGTGCAGATGGTTCGGATTGCCCTGGCAGTTCGATGCGACCTCGAAGTCCGTCTTGACCTGGATATCGTTGTCGATATCGTCGAACTCCGAGAACAGGGTGCCGACCTGATCCTTCGCCCACGCGCGAACGCCGGCGTGGATCAGACGCGGATTGGTACCGAACACGCCTTCCTTGATCGTGGTGTTCTTGGTGAACAGACCCAGACCGTTGTAGGTCTGCAGATGCGCCGCGATCTCAATCGCCGTCTTGGCGATGAGACGCTTCGAACTGACGTCCCAGAAGGTGGCGTTACGACGACCGAGGTTGTCGTACAGGTTGTTGGTCACGTCGTTGAAGATATACGGCGACGTGTACTGGCCTGCGCCGGCCTGCAGAGGACCGGTGACGACGAAGTTGTTCTCGCGCAGCAGCAACTGCTCATCGTAACTGTAGCAGCTGGTGCAGGTGCCCGGAACACGGATGCAGGTGAGCACACCGTAGTTGCGTCCCTGGATCGACAGCTCCGGATTGTCGCAGGCCGTGCAGCACGACTTCGCAGCGTATGCGGCGACCTTGAACCACGGCGGAGCCGTATCACCCGGGCAGTGGGCGATCTTCGAGATTTCCGCCGAATTGTGGAACCGCGAAAGCACCTGCGCCGGAGTGCCCGGAGCGTAGGTGTAAGCGTGACCGAAGCACTGGGGACCGTCACAGTCCCACTGCGTCTTCAGGTAACGCTCCCAGTTCTCGTGCTGGGCGTTGTCGCCGCTCAGGACGGCGATGCAGCTGTAGCAGCAGACACCGAGAACACTCGGGAGGTCGAGCACGGGCAGATCACCGGAACCCGGAGTGGTCTGAGCCAGCGACATCGTCACGCCCGCCGGAGTGACACCCTGGCGATTGCGCCAGTTGAACACCATCGTCAGATAGTTGCCGACCTCGCCGTCGTTGCGCGCTGTGAACGTCACACCGGTGGCGGTCGCCGCGGTAGTGTACGGGAAGTTGGCCGGAAGAGCGGCGATGAGTTTTGCGGCGATGTCCGCGACCGCATCACCCGAGTCGATGGTGAGAGCGACGGAATAATCGCCTTCGAACAGATACAGGTCGATCAGACCAGCCGACGTGGCGGGACCAGTAATGGTCAGGTCGTAGACGGCTGCGACGCCAGCAGCGGGGTCTTCACGCGGAAGGGCGTGGACCTCGATGTTTTTCGGACATTCGCAGAAAATCTTCTTCAGCGACTCAGCGAGAACCGAACCAGCGCCGAAGCGGCAGTCGACATCGCGGAGGCTCGTGACCGGGACGATCTGGTCGGCGACGACCGTGCAGCCTTCGCCGGGATCATAGAACTGACCTTCCACGAGAACACGGCACTTGCCGTCGTAGAAGTTCAGCGACGGATCGATGCAGAGCTGCACGAAGCCGTCGGAGAGCACATCCTGTGGCATTGTGTTTCCTTTCTTCGAGTCTTAGTTCGACGACCGAGTGCGCTTCGTCTTGGTGGTCGTTTCATCATCCGGCGGCGGAGGAGGAGTTTCCTCGACCACGTGCGGATTACCATAGGTCAGGACGATATCGCCCTGAGCTGCCATCTTCTGCAGCCATGGCGAAACCACGACTGTGATGGGAGCACCCACCGGGATGAGCTTGCCGCCGACCGGATGCGTGAATGCGATCCGACCTTCCACGGCCTGGGCGGTACCGATCATGGACACGTTTCCTTCTCTTTTTCCTTGCATTCTGCGCATTCATCATCGCAGTACGGCTGCGGAGGAACCTGGAGGCAACTGGTAATCACCAGCGGTTTGCCATCCAGGGTAGGCGAGCAGTCGTCTTCCATCTCGTCGTCCGGACACCATTCGTAGGTGTGTGTGAAACGGAATGTCAGAACAGCTGCAAACTGGGTGCTGTCGGTTTCCAACGAAACGTACTTCAGACGCTGCTGGCGTGACGACACAAAATTGGGGAGGTTTGACAGGATCATGTTCCTGATCGAGTCATAGTCGTAGAAAGCCCAGAACGGTGCGCCACCTTCGATCTGGTACTTTGTAGGCTCCATCCAGAATTCGACGATAAAATCTTCGGTGATTTTCGGAGACGCATTGGTCTGCGGGTTATGTTCTGCCGTCTCCCGAATAAGCGCCAGCATGGCCAGCGGAAGCGTAGGTACGTTGTCGCCCGTGATATCGGAGTCCAGAACGGCGACGACTCGGTTTTCCATCTTGGGAAACCAAATCTTCAGCGCCGAAGCGAACTCAAGCAGGATCGAAGTAAACTTCATTTACCAGCTTTCCAACGAACGAACCCACGCAGTTCTTCCCGCGTATGGGGCAGTGCTTCCTGAAGCGCGTGCCGAGCGGATTTACGTTCGGCGATACGCTTTGTACCTTCAGCCAGATACACCGCATATGGAACCTGCGCTCCGATGGTCATGCGGTATGCCTGGGTAGTAGCGCTGATCGAGCGCTTGTATGCCTGTGTACGGTTGGCGGGATACTCGCCGGGGGCAGAAGCTCGCCATGACTTGCCTTTACGGGTGTACAAACGACCCGACTTTGGAGCGTTCATACCATCGACGTAGTTCTTCTTCGCCGCCTTAGCGGTGGCGATGATAAACGCACGCGGACGAAGCGTGTCCTTGTACGTAGAGAAGTAGCCAGCCGGCTTGAAACTAAACACTTTCCGGCCAATCCTGTTGCATAGGCACCACTCCAAAGGCCGGGGCCTTCTGTGGAGACTCAGGTGGGCTCGCGACCTCACTCTGCTGGGTCAAGCGAACCTTGAATTCCCAGTACCGACTGTCTTGCTGGTAGTCGTTCACTCCCAGGATTTTGTACCACTTGGGAGCGGATTTTCTACGCGCCTCGTAAATCCACGCGCTAGCGCGGATATCGATGTCAGGACGGTAGTTCATGTAGATGCAATGAGTCGGAGAATTCCGCGTATCGTTGGTTCCTTCCAACGACAGGGTCATGCCGTCCGCACCTGCCTGAAAACTGGGCTTGTAGTCCTCGATGAAAGCCCACGCTTCGTATACAGCTTCCTTCTTTATTGTGATCTCGGATGCGCTCACGACGATATCTTTCGCGGACGCAAGGGTGACGCGATGGCTGAAGTCCTTCATGCTGATATGTTTCGGATACTTCAGTCGCATTACTTTGTCCTGTACAACCGCCAGGTTTCGACAGCGCCAGATGCCCAGGCGCCATTGTTGGTACCGATCAGTTCACCCGAGTCCGACTTTGCGAACCGGTTGCGAACCGTCATGATCTCATCACCCGGATGAGCGATCATCCAAGCAATGTATTTCAGAATACCAACGAGAATACCCGCCGGAATATCATCCTTATTGTTGTTACCCACCTTGTAGTGAACGTATGTACCTTGCTGTCCGCTCGATGCGCAAGGATCGCAACAACCCATAATGTCGCTCACAAGCGGGAAATATGGAAGACGAACCTTCGTACTCCCCGGCTCGACGCGGATGAAGTGGTTTCCATGTTCTCCCGACATCCGAATATAGCCGTCGGCTGCCGGAAAATCCAACCGAACTTTCTGTCCCTGGCGAAACCGATGGCGGCTCGGACGCTGGCGGATCGGCTGGGAGTATTCTTCCAGACAAGTCCACTTCCGGCCGGTGTAGATATCCGCCGTTTCGAACGCATGCTCCCGATACAGCTTGATCTGATCATCAGTTACACGAATGACGTCATCCGTCTTCGTATGAGTACGGATGAATTCGACCGGAAGCAGTTCTTCGAGATCGAGGCACGCGTCCATATTAGCAGGTTCCGATCTTCAGGTCGTAGCACGAAATGTGCGAGTAGCAACCGCG